AGTGCGGCAAGTGAAAGCCGCTATCCTTCGTGAAGTCTGTCCCAAGACGCAATGTATGTACCAAGATGTCCTCTATCCGTCAGTTGCTGCTGCGGCGAGGGTTGCTGGTATTCATCCAACTACCTTTCGCCAAAGATGCAATTCTAAGAACTTTCCCGAATATAAATGGCCTGCTAGTTAGCGGTTTCGCGCTTCCAACAATTTCGCTACACGGGCGTTATCCGCAGCGGCCCACTCTGCCATCGACATTTTCAGCGACCGGGGATCGGTCGTGTCATACGAGGCGTCGCCGCTGTTTCGTGCCGTGACAGGCGTAATCGGTGCTGGCGCGGTTGAAGTCTTTTTCACCGGCGGGCTGTCTGCCAACTTGGCTTCCAGTTTGCCGATCTCTTTGGCCTGCTGCAAGGGCGGTAGCTTGGAAATGCGCTCGGCCTCTTTCGGGTTGGCGCCGAGGTGGTAAGCCACATCGGGTCCGACTTCGGAAGCCTGTATTGCTTGCGCCATCACTTGAGTGATCGAAAGGTTGGGGTTGTACGCAACTTGGTCAAAGTCGTCGTACTTCGTCCGTGCTTCCTCTTCCTTCTCGTGAAACGTCTCAAGCACCTCGGACTGCTGCCGCTGCTGCTCTCGTTGCGCGAGCAGTTCCTGAGCCTTTTGCGCTGCCAATGCTTCGACATACGCTTCAGTACTCTCAAACTGCTCGGGTGCTACGGGTTCAACAGGAGCGGCGGGGGCTTGCGCACGTTGCGCTTGCTCGCGTTCCCATTTGCGCTGCTCTCTTGCAAGCCGTTTGCCGATCGCTGCGTCCAGTTCCTCCTGAGTGAAGGTCTTGGGTGCTGCTTCTGGCGTCGTGCTTTCCGGCGCTTGGACTTCAGGGGCAGGCGTCGCCGTGACGGTCTGCTCTGGCGCGGGGGTTACTTCCGCTGAACTCACTTCTTCGGTCATTCTTTTGCTCCGTTGAGCACCAGGGTAATCGACCCTGTGCGATTAATATAATCTTTCGTATCTGGTAATGCAATAGCTTTTTACACAGGCCGCACTTCGGGGGGTGGCGCGATCATCTGCAAGCCTTCACCCGCCAGTGCTTGCTGCCATTCAGGGCAACGGATCATGCTGTCCCAAGTCGCCTCGTTGTTGATGAAGTCAACCTCTTGGTTGCTGAAGAATCCCTGCGTGAAATAGTGCGTAGCCGGTTCTTGCCCGTCAGCACTCGCACCCGTGTTGAAGTAGTCGGGGAAGTCTTTTTGCGCGGCGGCTTGATCGGCTGCGTTAATCAGGATCGTGAGATTTGTCGAGTTCATTTAGTAAGCCTTCTGCTTGCTGTTGACGAAAGCCTAAGTAGCAGCGATTTGTGCCGCAGTCATCGCCGCACCTGTGCGGTAGACAATCTCCCCAAGCGATCCTTGCAGATAGTTCGTTGACGCGCCGTTGTCGCAGCCGATCGTAAATCCAGCCGTTCCAGCCGTTGCCACGGCGAAAGCTGCCTGAGCCACCGCGCCTTGATTGATCTGGACATTCAGGTTTGTTCCGTCATGCCATGCGGTCACAACGGTCAACTTGTTGATCGACACCGTACCGACAGTTGCGACAGTCGTGTAGGTTGTGCCGTTCCCCGCCGACAATTCAAGCTGATTCGATGCGTTGATCCGTACCCGCCAGCCGGTGTTCGTGCCGGTATCGCTGAACAGGGTTTGCGCCGATCCCACCTTGGTGATCATCACGCCAGCGCAGAAGAAGAATCCTGTAGTTGCCCCGCCGCCTGACGCACCGCCTAATAGCTGATTCGATCCGTTATAGGCCTCGCGTACCGGAAACCCAACCGTGTCGTAGTCAGTCGCGGTATTCACCCGCTGATAGGTCGGGATCAGGCCGGTGGCTTGGTCGGAGTGGCGGATGTCCGGGTAACAAATCAAAATGTCTGCTGTGCCGCCTGACGCCGTAGCGAATCCGCTTGTCGTCGCAGTAAAGGCGTATGAAAACGAGATCGGAATCCACGAGTTCCCGACAGTAATTTCGTTGCTGTAGGTCGTTCCGCCGTTGCCGAATTGCCGGATCGTCTGATTCGATCCAGTTGCTGATTTCACATAGGCGGTCTGCTTGAAGCTGCCAATGCTTCCCGCTACCGGTACATTGTTCTGGTACAACAAGCCATTGGTGGCGAGCGTGGCGCGATATGCAACGACTTTGCCATCCGGCCCCGCAACCGGAGTCGGATCAACCGTACAGTTTGACGTTGCCCAATCCTTGATCGACTCAGTTTTCGTGTAGAGGTTATACCTCGCCGTAATCACCGGCCTATTGGCGGAGGTGGACTGGTAGGCGTGGTTGCCGCGCCCTGACTTATCCTTGATCAGACCAACCGGCTGCTCCATCGCGGTGACGGGGGAAGTGCCTGCCGCATCCTGAAAACAGACATTTGCCCAATCGTTCGCGTCAAGAAAACAACCGTTCGCGCCGGACGAGAATAGGGTGAGGACTGCAAGATAAAGTTGCGTAGCATACGGCAACGTGGTCAGCGAAGGGATGTTTCCAATCCCTACGCCAACGCCGTTCTGAGTGGCGACGCCAAACATATCAGCGGATATTGATGGGTTTCGCGTACACCGTACCACCCCCGACCATCTGGATTGCGCTCACCCGCCACGGGCCGGTGTCGTTGCCTTGCGGAGCACGAAACGCGATCGGGGTGTAGGGCGGGATGGGGGTGTCGGCGGTCGTTGCCGTCGCACCTACGCCGACCCGCACATAGCAGGGCTGGTCGCTCCAGACGAGGACGCCTTGTGGCCCCATCGGCCAGGTGCCCGTCGAACCGGCAGTTCCGGTGTACGCAACGCTGCGCGCCGTAAAGGCAGCGTCGTTGGCGGGATTCAGCAATTCCATAGCGGTTTCCTTACGTCGTGGGCGGCGGTTGTTGCGCCATCATAGGCTGCGGGGGCGGCATTTGCCCACCCTCCGGGGGCTGCATTTGCGGCATCTCGGGCATCGGGGGTGGGTGCAAGTCGCCGGTCGCTTGCATCGAATGGATGGTGCCCATCACGATGTCCTGAATCTGCTCGGGCGACATCGAAGCCTGCACGGCGGTCAGCCGTTTGGTTTCAGCATCAAACGCCTTGATCTTCGACTCAAAGTCCTTGATGCGCAAGTCTTCCGCCTCAAAGGACTTCTGCACATTTTGCAGCAACTGCTGCATCTGCTGCATTTCCTGCGTCATCGCCTGAATCTGCTGCTCGGCGGCCTGCAATGCGGGCGGCTTGTCGCTGTCGTCCATCAGTTGCGGCGGGATGGTCTTGGCAAGGCGTTTTGCCATCTCCTGCGCGCCCGGCCAATCCATGTTCTTGACGAACAGGTCGCCCGCCACCTTCCACAGTTCCGGGTTGCCTTGCAGGATTTGCGCCATCGCTTCCAGCGCCTCTTGGCGCTTGGTCATGTAGGACGGGCCGGTCGTGACCATCACGTCATACTTGCCGACACCCAAGTTGTAAATCTTCTTGATGACGATTTCGGGGTTGTTCGGGTCAACGATTTTGTTGACGGGTTCAGCCTGTTGTGGGTTCAGTTGCGCCGTGGCAACTTCGCCGTCTTCGCCGATGATGCGGGCAACCCGTGCGGTGTCGTAAATCTTGGGCGCCAAGTCAACGATCTGGCGGGTGATGTGTCTGACCGCGCGTGCCAGGTTGTCAACGTAATGATAGGTGCCGGTGTCGGTCTGCCGTTCACGGGCAAGAATCGCCTTGCCGCTGCGCTCGTTGCTGGTCTGCCCGAGGCTTGAGTCATACTGCCCCGTGGTCGCCTTGATATCGTCAGACGCTCCTGCTTTGGCTTGCAGCAGACCGGAAGACGCCATCGGCGGCTGCGCGCGCTGCGGTAGCGGCAGCGGATTTCCCGCGCCGTCCGTGGCGTCTGCGTTGACCTCAAGGTATGGGTAGTTGGTCGTGTTGGCAGTCTTCCACTTGTCCTCGTAGCCTTCGAACTGACCGCCGTAACCGATAAAGGGCGCCTTGGGCGCCAAGGCCAGCATTTCTGCTTCTTGGCTTACCCAGTAGTTGTACATCCGTTGCGCGTCTTTGGCGTTGCGCACAAGGCCAGAAACGTACAGCCGGCCTTCGATTTCATATTCGTTGCCGACCACACGCACGATCGGAATCCATTGCCCCGCCCAATCGCTTTCTTCCAGAATCTCGTAGCCGTTGATCTTGCGCCACTTGATCTTGCGCCGGTCGGCACGACGACTCTTGATGGGCGCGCCGAACATCCGTTTAAGTTCTGCGTCTTCGGGTGAACCCTCAAACGCCGTGTGGTTGCCCGGGTACAGGTTCAGCGTCGCTTTGTCGAAGACGACCTCAAAGTATTCGGCAATGCGGATGGTCTTTTCGTTGAGCCATTGGCTCAGGTTCTCATCGCCCACGCCCAGTTGCTCAAGCGTACCGACGCGCGCGGCGTCTGGCCACTTGCGCTCGTACTCGTCAATGGGCATATCTTCGGTCACGAACGCCCACATGGCGTCCGAACCGCAGGGGTCCTGAATGGTCGGGTCCATGTAGACCGAGAACGAGTTGCGCACCCGTGCGATCTTGATGTCCTGATCGAAGGTGTTCTCGTCGCAGTATTCGGTCAAGAGGCGAATATAGCCTTCGCCGTAGGTGACCTGATTCTCGCACGCTGTGTCAAAAGCGACGTCGGCGTCCGAGATGTATTCGATGTGGCGCACCAGACCGTTGAATATCTCTGCGACCTCGACGTCGGCCTTGTCGTCCACGGGGATGACCTTGCCAGACGGGCGGTTCTGCCGCTGGTCGTTGGTGACTTGCCGGATGTGCTGCGGCAGCTTGTTGATGGTCAGGCACGGGCGCGCGTTGATCGTCTGCCCTTGCACCGCACCGCGCGTCTGCAAAACGTCTGCGGGCCACTGCATCTGGTTGTCCGGGCTGCCGGCGGCAAACCGCAAGTCGTCCAGTTCATCTTCGCGGCTATCGGACAAGAAGCCGATGGCCATATCCAGCCGCGATCGGGCTGTAGATAGTACGTCGGCGTCTTTTTCGGTGCGTTTTTTCACGACACCAGCCCGATAATGTCGGCGTTCTTCATCAGGAGCATACCGTCATGTTGCTTGTCCACGGTGCCGCTGTACTGGATGCGGTCGCCGGGGCTAACCCACATCGGTTCGCGCTGCCCATTCGGGCGGCGTTTGCCCGGGCCGACCGCCACGACCGTGCCGGTCAGCACTTCGTCGGGGGCGACGAAAATGATGGTAGACGCCGATGCCGGCGCGGGGTCTGGTTTGACGATGATGGTGTCATTCAGGGGTTGCATCAGCTCGACATCCATGAGTTAGACACTTGCCGTGGAGAATAGTAGGACTTGTGCGGTTTGTCAACAACTTCCCGATGCGCCACGGGAAACGCGAAGGTGACGGCCAAAGCGTCCGCTGCGTCAGGCGAGGCCAGCCCGCGCGCCTTCATATCCTTTTTGCTTTCCAGAAAGATCGCCCCTTTGCTGTCGGGCTTGTAGGTTGGGCCGGTCAGGTCGGCCTTGAGCGCGCGGTCGTTGGGGATGGCCCCAGTCTTCAGCCAGTCGCGCATCGCCCCCCAGATTTGCGCCCGGAAGTTGCCCCACATCAGCGGATTGCGGCTCTTATTGCCGAAGTTCACGCCCCTGACCTTGTACCGCTGCTCTTTCAGCCGGTCTACGATACCGCCGCCGACTCCCCCTTCGTCAATCACCACCATTGCCGGTTTGTGTTCTTCGATGGCCTCAATGACGTAGCCCACAACCGTCATGGTGTCGTCGCCCTTGTGCCGCTGGATGTCGAGAATCTCCCGCCCACGACGCACCAGAATGACGGTCGAATCCGAGCCAAACCGCGCGGGGTCCACGCCAATCACGATCGGTGCGCTGAAATCCGGCTCTTCCAGTTCCCGTTTGGCGGCATCGGCCACCAACATCGGCGGGATGAACTGGTCTTCGCCGGCTGCCGGGAAGCGTCCGTACACCTCGACGTGCGCCTGGTAGCTGTCGGCGCCGTATTCCTCGATGATCTGCTCGTAGACCTGCTTGTCGGTATCCTCGACCTCACGGGCGTCGATGTTGTCGTTGCTCCAGAAGTCCCGTTTAGCGTGGAAACACTCGAAAAAGTAGCCCGTATTGCGCCGTGGGTTGGAAAAGGCGAACCAGAAGCGATTTGGCGTATTTTCGGTGAAAAACCCGCTGGATACCGCCCAAATCGGGTCGGGAATACCGCTTGCCTCGTCAAAAACAACCAAAACGCCGTCCTCGTTGTGCAAGCCTGCGTAGGAATCGGGGTTTTCTTCGCTCCAGAGCCGCCCTTCTGCCGACCAATATCGGGTTCCTTTATGCAGATCACGCTCCACGATGCCGGTGAGCCATTTGGCGGGCATGAGGCGTGTGGCGCTCACCTCCCACCAGTGCGAGTTCAGCAGCATCGCCGTCCATTTGGTCAGTTCCGCCCATGTGACCGAGCGCAACTGCGCCTCGCTGTTGGCACTCACGATGACAGACGCCCCGATTCGGGTAGAGAGCATCCACAGACAGATCCAACTGACCAATGCCGACTTGCCGATCCCGCGCCCCGAGGCGATCGCTTTCCTGAACACCTCAAACGCGGCTCTTTGGCGATTCGCCTTGATGTGCTCGGCGATTTCTTTCAGGACTTTCTTCTGCCATTTTCGCGGGCCGGTCTTGTTGGCGAGCGGCGTGCCCTCTTTTCCCCACGGGAAGACGACCATCACGAAGTTGAAGGGGTCGTCCTTGATGTCGGCCGACCAGAGGCGCGACATGATGCGCATTTCCCCATCGGCGTCATATATCGGCGTTTGCAAGAAGATGCTCCAATCCTAGTCGTTTTGCCTCTAAAATATACGCTTCGCGGGCTTCCTCTTGTGTGCCAAAAATGCCCAGATAGTGAGGCCTGCCATCGTAGACTATCTGCGCTGCCCATTTTTCACGTCCTCGCGAACGGGACACACCTTTGTAAATTGAAGATACATTCCGCGGGTGTCTGCAATTTCGGCGGTTCACCGAGGCCGACACGTCGCGCAAATTCGCAATGCGGTTATCGGACGGGTTCCGGTTTATGTGGTCGATTTGTTGAGCAGGCCACTCGCCATGAACGTACAACCATGCTAGACGATGTGCTTGGTACACTCGGCGCTGTATCTGGATATTGACGTACCCTCTAGGCTTTACCGTACCGGCAATATCTCCAATTTGGCCTTTGTGCGCAGCCATACGCTGGCGCCAAACAAAGATTCCGGTATCCGGGTCGTAGAATAGGACTTCTTTGAGCCGGTCTTGCGTTAAAATTGGCTTGTTCATTTGCTGACTCCTGATCGGCGGATGATAGAAGCCGTTGGTCATTGCAGTGATTAACGGCTTCGCCAATTATACGTCCTTTGGCTGTTTTTGCGGCTTGGGAGCCACCATGCGCGGTTCAAGGTCGGTCACGTTGTCCTGATTGGCGATCGCAAGCCGTTGGTCAGCTTGCGCGAGCGCGTCCAGCACCGATATCTGTTTGGGGACATCGACGCTGATCTGCTGCTTTGCGACCCACCCGGCCTTGTGCTTGAGCAGTTCCAGCGCTATCTTGGCGTCGCCCGCGTCGAGCGCGTCCTGAATCACTCCCGTCGCTTTAAACTCCATGTCCGCGCGCCCTTTTTGCTCGGCGTAGAGCGCCATCGGGTCGAACTCCTGCAACCGGCGCAGTTCGACGGGCAGCATCCCCGCTGCCAACGCAAGCGAGTCGCCTTCCAGCCCGCGTTTGGCCGCCTCGTAGATGCGCTCAAGCCGGTGTTCCGTTGCCTGCAACTGGCGCGGTTCGTAGGGCAAACTTTTGAAAGTCTGACTCATGGCGGTCACGGAAACAATGACGGACGGGCGGGTTGCGCGGGCGGCGGCATCTGAACGGGCGCCGATACCGGCGCCGCTGCCATTGTCTCACGAACAGTGACACGTTTGGCGCGTCCTGGCGGTCGCAAGTTGCTGAAGTCATTGTTTGCGGGATTGCCGTCCAGATGGCGCGGGGTTTTTTCAGGCCACTCGCCTGTGTGGACGCACCAGGTGAGTGAGGCGACGGGGTAGGATACGCCGCCGTGGCGAATGTAATGACGTTTGTTGCTGACGTATTGCGTGCCGATGTCGAGCACCGTTTGCGCCTCATTGGGATTCAATTTCATGCGTCCTCCATGTGATGCGGATATTATGCATGGTGCGATAGTATTGTGCAAGGTGCGTTGTGCGGTTTGCAAAAAAAAATAAAAATTGTTTGTGGTGCGCATTGTGCAAAAAATAAAAAATTGTCTGCTACACCTCCGTGCACATTCAGCCGCCGCGCTTGACCTACCCGGGGGGACCTTCAGCCACCAGCTCACCGGCCACCAGATCCATGCTGCAATGCACAATGAATGGTGAACCGTCGTTCATCTTGCTGCAATGCACAATGAATGATGAATCATGGTTCACGGTGAACGATGACTCATGGTTCATGGTTACAAACTGTTGCTTGTATCATACAGTCAAATAGTCATTGCATTCTTTGAACACCTATGTGACAATGTTGACTCATACAACTAATAGGTGACATCATGAGAACTGAAGAACAGAAAGAACGCGCGCGCCAGGCGTCGCGCAGGTGGCAATTAGCTAACCCCGAAAAGAACGCTGCAAAGGCGCGCAGGTGGGCGCAAGCTAACCTGACTACGCCGAAAGCGCAGCGCTTAGTCGATCGGATTGATAGCGCAGAGCTGGCTACTGAGGTCAGACAGCTTTTAGCCGCCAAGTTTGGCAAAACAGACCTTTTCGGCGTGGCCTTTTAGCGTGGGCGCAGATGCGGCCGAATTGCCATATTGTCAATTGTCATCCCGTTTTCAATCGCTCAAACTCTTACTATCTAATTAGTTAGTACTTACTAACATCTACAGTTTGACAGTATTCTATCTTTTAAGGACAATTTGACAATTCCCCATATTATGAGTCCCGCGCCATCATCCCCGCGCCCCTGCTTCATAGGAGAACAACCGCATATTATTGCCCCCATCCCATTGCCACGCCCACTGACAATTTTCGACAATCCCGCGACAATTCTTACACTTTGTTACAACTTTACCCTTGCCGAACACGATATTATCGTCTAACCTATTTTTACTCTACTTTTTCATTGTCATTTTCCCCTAAAGGATTGTCATTCATGAAACTGCCTTTTTTGCCCTTGTCCGAACTGCTTTGCGCGATAGTATGTGTCATTTTTGCCTCCTGGCTCGGTTGCGCGCTGGCGCTGGCGCTCACAAACTGAACCCCATACTATCGTTTTTACCCGCAGTCCCCTATAGTCCACTTCACTACTCAAAAGGTACTCAAAATGCAAATCGACATTAAAGCCCTAAAAGCCGCCACTCAATGTGCCGCAACCAAAGACATCCGATACTATCTGTGTGGCGTACTGGTGGAATTCACGCACAAACCCGACACCGCGATTGTGGCGGCCACGGACGGTCATATCCTGTTCGCTGGCCTTGCCACAATCGCGCAGGACGCGGGCAGCGCGCCAGTACCCGAAAAAGGCGCGCAAATTATCATTCCGATCGACGTATGCAAAAAAGTCAAACCGACACACAAAAACAATCCGTTTATCACGCTCAGTCAAATCGGCCCGCAACAATGGCAACTAGGCGACATCCTGTTTACGCCTATTGATGGCAAGTTCCCCGACTGGCGCCGCGTTGTGCCGCGCTATGCCGACGTGCACGCGGCCGCACAAGTGCCCGCCTATCACCAGCCGGAATTGTTGACGCGTGCGCTGGCCGCCTTGCGCGCCTATCGTGACCGCCCAAAGTTGACACCCGATCTGTACCAGCGCGGCGACAACGCCGCAGTCATGCACGACGGCACTAACGAGTGTGTTGTCGTCATCATGCCTTGCCGTCCCGGCGAGCAAAAATATCAGGGCCTTAACGCTGATTTTCTGTAATTTAACTTCGGCCGGCACAATGTCCGGCCTGTAGTACCTCAATTGGAGAATTGACCATGAACAACGTTAACGAATACAACGGCTGGACAAACTACGCCACATGGCGCGTCAATCTGGAAATGTTCGACGGCATGACCGCGCTTGACTTCGGAATACAGCACGAAACGCCGTATGACGCCGGGCAAAGCCTCAAAGAGTACGCCGAAGAAACAATCGAGCAGTCATCCAGTGAAGGCTGGGCGCGCGATTACGCGATGGCGTTCCTGTCCGACGTCAATTGGCGCGAAATTGCGCTGCATAAGCTGGCCGAGTACGCGGACGAGGATGCGGACGAGTACGCGGACGAGGATGCGGACGAGGATGCGGACGAGGATGCGGCATGACCCACGCCAAACTTCGCCCGCGCCACGCGGCAAACCCTCGGGACAACCCGCGCCTGATCAAGCGCTGGATCGTCATAACTCCAGACATGCAAACCCCGGTTGACCTGCGCGTCTACACGGCGCAGCATCTCGCCAAGCGCAGCGCTGTATATGCTGACCTGTTCACCGATATATGTTCAGGTAGCGGCAAGGCGGGGTACGCCAAAGAAACGCCCTACGATCAGCAGACCGCCGCAGCATTGCGCGCGTTCGATGCGGCCGGCGTGCAGTTCTGGCGCGGACACACTCGCCAGTTTGATCTCTCTATCCCCGACGCCCTGCGCGCGCTTTGCGCCGCAATGGGCATCGAAACCTATCGCATCATCAACTGAGGATTACATCATGCGCAAATTCAGAATCGTATCGCACGCCGTCGAGGGCGATAAAACCGACACGCTGTCCGTGCGGGGTATCTGCGCGGGGCCGCACTACGCGGCAGGCGAATATATAGGCCTGCATCATGCGGGCTATCGGTTTACCGGTGGGCTGCAGTACGAAAAGCCTAACCTGTGGACGGGGGAAGCGTACAACGACACGCACGGCGTGAAACTTTACATTTACGAGGAGTAAAGACTATGGCGCATCCGTGGCCGGGGCTTGTCCCCAAACTAGTAATGTCCGCCGCACGGCAGCGCAGCGATATCGACACGCACATACAGGGGATCCCGTGCGGCATTGTCATTACACACTATCGCAAACAGAAGCCACTAGGGCCGCGCGCGGACTCCGACCTCGACTGCTACGGTTACACCGACGCGGAATACACCGTGCTTGACAGGCACGGCTACCGCGCAGAGTGGCTCGAAAGCAAACTTACACCAGACGATCACACACGCATTTGCGAGTTAATCGACGATTACAAAGAGGACCAACGCGATGAGTACTAAACCGACGTTCCCTAGCACCTGGCCGGGTCTGATGCCCGCTGACGCGCTACAGGCGCCCATAGCGCCTAGTCTACTCAACCCGCAGTGGCAGTACACCCCGGCCAACAAAACCGACGTTCAGCGCACCTGGGCACGGTTCGGCTGGAAACCCGTTCAGAAGTAAACCTAAGCCTCGGAGGGCTAACATTATGAACAAACTCATTCACTCACGCACCCTGGAGCCCGTCAACACGGGCGACGTCGTTCACGTTCACGGTAAGGCTTTTGTCCTGCACCATGCCGACAGTAAAACGGGCTATTTGTCGCTTCTGAGCCTGGACGATCGACCTGTCTATCGGACGGTGTACCCCAAGGATATAAACGCAAGATGGGCAGGCAATGCCCACGTCAATCCTGTCTTGCAGGAGGCGCTGCAATGCTTCCGACTTTGATAGGTTGCGCCATCGTCGCCGTGATTTTCCTGTGCGACTTGTAAGAAAAACGGGCCTTGCGGCCCGTTTCTTATTTCACCAGCGCCAGCGCAGGCGTAAGCGGTCCTTCTTCTACCATGTTGCGCAATTCGCTTTTTGTGTGCCGCACCATGTCGGGCCGGCAAAAGATATGCTTTTTGGTCTGATATGCCGCCGAACCTAATCGACCGCAGTCAACCCATCCGGACTCTTTAAGAGCGTGCACAATCGCGCTCGGGTGCGCACGCCGCCCGGTTTCGGGCATATGCAAAGCGATACGCTCCGCGACTGACTGCCACGGAGACGCCACCACGCCCTTGCCGAATTCCCCCTTACCCTCTTCAATCAGGCGCATGATCGCCGCTTCCGTCGCTGATAGCGATGATTCAATCATGCCGCGTTTAAAATCGGTCATAGGGGCAGGCGCCGCCGGGTTGAAAGCGGTCACGTCGCGCGCCCATAGCCACGCCGCGCACGCCTCATAACCGCCTGACTGGTACCAGTTCCAGATAGCGCGACCGTCGGCCATACGGGGCGCGGGCGACCATACGCAAAACCAGCGCCGGTCATCTGATTCAATCGAAATAGGGTTGTAATCGTTCGTAAACGCCAGCACCTGCAACCGGTTCGCCGCGTCATAGGGAGCAAGCCCCTTACGGTTGACCGATAGGACGTCAGGCGGCGCGGCAATGACGGGTTTCAGTTTGTTGGCAAGCGCCCGACGTTCCCGCGCTTCCGGCTCCTTCAATTCGTTCAGCACGAATATCTCGGACTCGTAATGGTATCCCCACTGCGATTCGATGCGCTCACCGTCCACCAGCGCGTAATTGTGCAGACCCGGCCCGCACACGGCCCAAATAAACGGGGCGAACGCGGTGTCCTTGCCGCAACCAGGCGCGCCGCCCATGAGAATCGCATGATTGATCTTGACCGATGGGTTTTGCAGCTTGTACGCCATCACGTTAAAGATATGCTCACGCTGCTCCTGATCGGGCACCAATTGCTCCCAGTGCTCGAGCCACGGCGAGATATCGCCCGGCACGCCTTGCTGGCGCGCGTCCTTCCAACGATTGCCGAAGGCGTCGCCATTGCGCGTGACAATGACCGATTCGCCCGGCGCGTAAGCAATTCCGTTAAGCACCCGCGCCCCGTTCGTCTGCCGCGATTCGTCGAATGCGTAGGACGCACTCACCTTCGCCTTTTTTTCGCCGTGAATGGTCTTGCACGCAATATGCCGATACAAAGCGTCAAACGCCCGCCGGGATAACTCCTGCCGGGTTGTCAGGCTGAAGTAACTGTCATCGGGCAGCACATACGCATATTCGGCGTACCACTGCTCTTTCTGAATTCGGCCTAGTTCGCGTTGTTCCGTTTGCTCCGCGATCGCTTTGGCGCTCATCTCTTCGCTGAACATGGGGTTCGTTTCGGGCAGCTTTTCCAGCGCCGACTGCATGGCGTGCGCCATCAGATCATCGCGCAAACCCGGTTTGCAGACCGGCCCGCCCTGCTCGGCAACCCAGTCCAGAAACTTCGCACTCGTCCACTCTTGGCAATGCTCATGGTAGCAACAGAACGCCCGCGTGGCGGGCAGATACCTGGCGCCCGTCGCCCCGTCGCTGTGCTCGGCGGCATTCGGGCAGACTACGCCAAACCATCCTGAACCGTTGGCGCGCTCAAGCACCAGCGCATTCGCGGACAGCCACGCCAAAACATCGTCTGAACCATCGTCCTTGACGCGGATCGCGGTATGCTGCGCTGCGCCCTCGGAGGGCGTCACATTGAACGCTTCGCAAATTTGCGGCAAAGTGAATTCCCGCTCAGGGTGAAATTCGACCAGCCGCGCGGCGAAGTTATCGCGCCCCGGCTTGAGGTTGACCGAACCGGGAAGGCGGATATTGCGCACGGGGTTTGTGGCACCGCCATCGGTGTAGCCGGCGTCCGCCACGGCACGGATCACCGCGCAATACTCGACATTGAGCGGCTGATCGTCGATCCCGAAGACGTACACCCATTGAAAGTTGCCTGGCGACGTTTCCATCTTCCATGTCGGCTCAAGCGGCGGCACTTTCGACTTGGTGCCAACGTCATCGCACAGGAGAAGCGCGACCCGCTCGCAGTAGTCCTTGCCCGCATGCGGTTTGCCGTCGCGGAAACGATCCAGAATAAACGAACCCGAATTGACGTACCACGCCTCGCCTTCGCGCATCTTGCGCGTATCCAGATAAGGTATCCAGACATATTTGGGCGTACCGTCGCCATGTTCTCCTGCGGCGCGCTTTTGGCGCACGAACAACATGGTCTCGCCTTCTGGGGCCAAGTTTTCTAAAAAACCGATCAGGGCTTGCCCATTTGCGTCCATTGTGGTATTTTTCACTCCGTTGATCTCCAATTGACATTCAGTCCCCACGGATCGCAGGCTCCCTCCCCTGCCCCGTGGGGTTTGTTTTTTCACTTGCCGTAACGGCGCATGATCTTCGCTTCGCTGGTCAGCGGCAGATCGGCGCACCATGCAGGGGGTTCCGCCATAATAGCCTGAAGCCGCTGCATTGTGAACTCCGCGCTGCTCTCGTCGCACTCGACCACCAGTTCATCGTGAACGTGCAAAACGGTTTCCAGTCCTTCCGCTTCCAGCCGGCGCATGGCATGACGCAACAGATCGTGCGCGGTCGCCTGCGTGACGTTCTCGACGGCCAGCCCGCGCCATAGCCGCGCTCTGGGCCATTCCTTTGCGTCCGCTGAGGGCTTCCATGACGCTTTCGCGTAGGTTACGTCGCCCTCGTCGTTAAAGCGGGCGTAGGGGTAGCACAGCACACGCCCGGAGGGCAGCGCGTACCACAGATGCAGTCCATCAAAATAGTATGTGATCCGCGCCGCCTGAATCTCATGTCCACGGTTGCGCAACGCCGTGCGGTAGCCGCGCTCAAGCGCATCGCCATGCAGGATTGCCCACTGGTTGTGGCGACGCCAGATGCGGATAGCGCGATCAATCTCCGCTTCGCTCATGCGAACGCCGTACACGCGCCCGAACGTGGCGAACGACCCTGCGCCGCCCAGAAAGCCAAGCGCCAACTCCTGCACCTTGCCGACCTGACGCTGCGCGTCGGTTACGTCCTCGTACGCCACGCCGTACAGCGCGGAAGCGTTGACCTTGTACGGGTCCAGTCGGTCACGAAACGCCTGCAACTTTTCCTCACCGGACGGGCAGTTGGAAAGCCACGGGTTGACGCGCCCTTCGATCGCTGACCAGTCCGCTACTGCAAATAGCCGTCCAGTTGCGGGGACCAAGGCCGGTCGGAGCATCCCTTTAAGAACGTCCGTAACTCGGCTTCCATACGCCGGGACGATAGCGTGGCCCCGAACCATGCTTCGGCGGACATTTTCAGGTTCTTTTGCGCACTTGCGCGTAAAGTTGTGTACCTGAGCGCCGTAACTTGAAGCTCGTCCAGTCGCGCTTCCGCCTGCAAAGACGAAAGCGCCTCGTACACGCCCATCTTCTGGATCAGCCAGCTTTTCAAGGCGGCTGAACTTCGCAACCGATGACGCCCAGAGATCGTCGGCACATTGGATAACATCGGCAACGTCGGTCGGTATTTCATCAGGGTTTTCCTCCGCAAGCGCAAGCAGATTCGCCCGCACGGTCTTGTCAATCGAATACTTCTGTACGTCGTCCTTGTAGACGGTCATCAGTTTGCGCGCCTCATCGCCCACACGGGCGAGCACCCACTCGCGCATCTTGGGGCTGCGCACGCTGGTAATCTCGCCGTGCGTGATATCCGCCACCAATCGCTGAATGTCGGTCAATTCTTCGTTGGCGTACCGCTGCGCGGCGCGGCATAGCTCCACG